TGCTTTCCTCTTTGCCAACAACTCCTCTCGTCTTGCAAGTGCTTGGACATTCGCAATGTGCCCAATTTGTTCATTGACCCTTGAATACAAATCTTTCAACTCACCTGGCACATGATAGACCATGTAATTTGAAAGCTCAGAATTCAATTTTTCCATTTGTAAATCAGCAATGACCAACTTGATAGCAATTTCGTTGCCTTCTTCATTGGTAGCGTGCAATGCCAGCTCCTCTTGTTCTTTTTTATAGTTTTTTAGGCCATTGTAGGCTTGAAAGAATTTGATCAATGCATCACTCACTTGCTGGTAAATGAGATTTTCATCAAACTCTGGTGGTGGCTCTTTTTTCTTTTTGGCAGCTTTTGGAGCTGCTTTTTGCACATTTTGTGCACTTTCTGCGTTTATTTTTTTATCTTGGCCAAAAATAGCAGTTAAAAATCCAAACAATCCTTTTGTTTTCTTTTGGACATTTTTTGCATCTTTGACAATGCCATCAATTTCTTTGACTGCATCGGTGACAATTTGCCTTCCTTCCTTGTACATTTCACACGCATCTTTGCAGAGTTTGAAAGCTCCACTTGCAAGTGCGACAAGGGTAAATGGATCAATTTTTAAAACCCAAACAATTTGTGAGCAAAGGTGGCTGCCACGCCTGGTCCAAGTAACACCAAAGCCATCACTGTATAAAGCAAATACTCAATCTTGGTCATTCGCTTTTCGCCAGCCGTCAAATGTTCTTGGATGATCCTGTATCTCTCAGCACATACTGCCTCATGCACTGCAAGTCTTTTGTCGATTTCAGCGTCCATTGTCCACCCTTAAATGATGGCCAATTTTAAAACAATTCCAATGCCTTGACCACCTCATCAGGATCGACAAATGCATCATGTTTGTATTCTTGATCTTCCCACCACAAAAACTGGTCTTTGGCCAGATAATCCCGACTTTTAATCAAATTGACATTCTCTGGATGGCCAAAGATCAATGGGTCCGATACTGACCAAAGCACAATGCCAGGCTTTTTCTCGATGTATCCCAAATGCTGAAAGAATGAATCGCATGAAATCCATGTCCGACATTGCATCAGCAATTCTTTCAATTCATCCAATGGCAAATCGGGTCTGAAGTCTGGCCATATTTGCTTTTCACCACTGACCCCAATTTGTATCACTTTTTCTTTAATTTCCATCAATAAAACTGACCAATATGGGTAATTTTTAGGGTTTTCCCGACCATTCATCAGTTTTTTGGAGTATGGAGAAACAATGATCATAAATAGATCTTTCTGAATGCCTCATTGAGTGAGCCTGTCCACTTCCATTGGGCCATTTTCAAATATATGTTCCACTGGTCAATGTCACCAAACAATTCTTTGGCTGCAGCAATCGATTCGCCAGCAATAATTTCTGGATAGCAAGTAAACACAATTGGGTTTTTGATATAAGGCAATATTTCAGAAAATACTAAATGATCGCCCATTCCACAATTCAATATAACAATTGTGTTGTTTCTGAATTTTAGAAAATTCCTGAATATCTGCTCATCATGCGCATACATTGATTGATCAGTTTCTGATCTGATGCCACCACTTGGATTTTTTAAATGCCAAGTGACCGCATTGGGCACCACATAAAGATCATATCCTTTTTGATGTAAAGCATTGCTAAACAATGTTTCTTCTCTGTGGGCCACTTTTGAAAGCCCCAAGTTATAGTCCACAATGCCAGCTCGATACAAAAATGAGCAATGCAAATGCTCGACCTTTTTCCGCTTGGAAATATATTTCCATTGAATATTTGGCTCTGCATCGATGTTGTCAATCAATCCAGTTGGAAATGATTCTTCAAACTGCAATGGTGGTGTCAATATTGAGCCACCAACTGCCCCCAAATTGGGATCGTGCAGCGTCCAGCTGAACAATTCATGCAACACATTGGCTTCTGGAATGGCATCATCATCCATGCGCCAAACCCATTTGTACCCCATGGTGTTGGCAGCCTGGTGGTTGTAGTGTGTGCCTTTTTTAGCAGCAAATCGCCATTCCCACTCGATGCCTTTGATGTCCATCATTTGAAAGAGATTTTTATAAATCAGCTCATCTCTGACATCTCTTGGATTTTCATTGTCATCAAAAATGACCACTTTGTCTGGCCGTTTGGTCTGATTGATGATGGCAGCCAATGCCAATGGCAGCGTTGTATCGTATCGGCCTCGAGTACCAATGCTGCATAAAACCTTATCCACGATCCCACCTCAGAATCATCAAATTGAATCGATTGTGTTCAGTCAATGATTTTGGCTCTGATGTGATGGCTCCATGCTCGCTGATGTATTCCACATCAAAATCAAAAAAATTGGTTTCATTGAGTCCATGCAATTTGTGGTGCTCGCCCCAAAAGCCTGGTGGCTCATTCCATGGCACTGTGATCAGCAGCCGATTGCAATGATTTTTCAGCTTTTCCACAATGTCCAAGCCATTGTTTAAATGCTCGATCACCTCAAAAGCAATGATGGTGTCAAACTGTGCCAGCTGGATTTCATTGATGTCTGCACATGAAAATTTGATGTTTTCACCCCAATGCTGATCTTGAGCCACATCGATGATGATGGGGTCATAATCCAATCCTAAATACTCGATGTCATTGGGTAGAAATTGAGTGCCAAATCCAGTGCTGCAGCCAATTTCCAAAATCTTTTTGCCACGCAGATTTCGATTGGCCCACATATATCGTGTGGCCTCTCGAGGATAAACTGGATCGCCTTTCAGGAAAACTGCACGTTCATAATTGTTTGTGAGTTTCCATCGGTAATATTCTGGATTGTGCTGCTTGGCAAAATTCAGCTCATTGATTAAGAGCATTTGCTCCCATGTTTTATTTTGTATTGTCATGTTTTATATTAGCTCCATTGTTCCGTAGGAATGGTTGGGAATGTTGCGTTGTATGTTGGATTAACCGCAATAGCTCTCAACGCATTTCTGTATGTTAAGAAGTCAGCACCATTTGTTAAATGCGGTGTGTTTGCCGTATTTGTAACACTTGGTATTTCCACCCAATCTGTTTCTGTCAACAGCTGTTGAGCTTTATCTTTATTGCTTGCAGTCAGACCAGCATTGACTTGATCAATTTCTTCTTGAGTCATGTCTGTGACTGTATATGCCGTGTACCATTGACCATCTGTCTCAACTGGTGGAGCAGATGAAACATTTTGATAAATGGTGTGTTGTGGATATGGTCCATCAAATACAACATCAGCACCTAATTCATTGAGAATATCTGTTGTGGTTTGACCCCATGATGGGCCACCGCTTTGTTGTATGTGTTGCCTAAAGGCTTCCTCATACATCACTTGTCCGCTTTGTCTGATTCTGATTTGCATGATTTACCCCTTTAAGTCTACGATACCGCAAGAAAAATATAGCTTGCTGATGAAATGTTTGTGGTTGTTGAAGCGGTTGAACCCAATGTAAATCCACCGCTAGATGCGTATACACCATTGTTTCCTGTGGTTTGTGCAGCGGTAGAATCCCACAATAAATATGGGCTAGAACTTGATGTAAGACCATTGGCACTATCAAAAACATACCAATCACCAGTTGAATCGGAACGTTTAATAAGTACAAACCTAGCCCCACTAGCGCCAAATCCACAAGCTATTGATTGTCCTGTTCCGTTTCCTGTATATGTCCCAACTTTAGAAACACCAGTACAAGTTGCAAAAAGGTAAGCAATATATGTTGTTCCATTACCAGTTTGATTATCTGCTGATGGTAACGAAAGTGCGGAATTACTAAATGCAGTAAACGTTGTTGACGTAAATGACGGAGTGCTAACATTAACAGCATTTGCACCATTTGTATTAAGACGCAAACCATAATAGTCTGACCCTAACGAAGACTGAGAAATAAACGAAAGCCAATTTGTCGATGAAGAACTTCTGCTTTTTATAATTACAAATGTGGGTGGAACACCAAGATTATGTGCAACACTTTGAAAATCCACACCTGTTCCTGTATAACAAACAATATCAAAGAATCCGGGTGCTCTAGCAAAACTCCAATTTGTGCTTGGATAATAAGAAGGATTATTAGTCGTATATTCATTATCTACAAAACCAGTATTATTATCAAAACCATATCCACGAGAAGAATTAGTTGCTTCTGAATTTGTAAGATTAGTTGCTAAATATACTGAATATCCTGTATTTGTCCCCCTCAATCTGTCAATTGCATAAGTTGCAGTAAAATTTGATTTTGGATTGTTAGAAACAATATTTAAATCAACAGGAAATCCCGTTGTTATTGTTGACCCAAGAGCTAAATATGAAACATAAGGATTAAATACACTTGTCCCAGT